CCCACTCGTCGTCGCCGGTCGTTGCATCGAGGTGACGCCGTCGACCGTCGACTGCTCGTCGATCGTTGCCCTGACGCAGCACTGGGACGCCGAGCGCACCGTGTTGCCGTGTTGTGCGTCGCTCGTCGTCAACGAGTGTGGTCTTGTGACGGGCACCGAGGACTGCGGCCCGCTCGTCGTCGCCGGTCGTTGCATCGAGGTGACGCCGTCGACCGTCGACTGCTCGTCGATCGTTGCGCTGACGCAGTACTGGGACACTGAGCGCACCGTGTTGCCGTGTTGCGCCTCGCTCGTCGTCAACGAGTGTGGCCTCGTGACCGGCACTGAGGACTGTGGCCCGCTCGTCGTCGCCGGTCGTTGCATCGAGGTGACGCCGTCTACCGTCGACTGCTCGTCGATCGTTGCACTGACGCAGTACTGGGACACTGAGCGCACCGTGTTGCCGTGTTGTGCGTCGCTTGTCGTCAACGAGTGCGGTCTTGTGACGGGCACCGACGACTGCGGCCCGCTGGTCGTTGCCGGTCGTTGCATCGAGGTGACGCCGTCGACCGTCGACTGCTCGTCGATCGTTGCTCTGACGCAGCACTGGGACACTGAGCGCACCGTGTTGCCGTGTTGCGCGTCGCTCGTCGTCAACGAGTGTGGTATTGTGACGGGCACCGACGACTGTGGCCCGCTGGTCGAGGCTGGCCGATGCATCGAGGTGACGCCGTCGACCGACGATAACTCGCCATGTGCCGTGGTGGTGTCGTTGCCGCGCCTTTCCGACCAGTACACGGTGCCGTGTAACCATACGGCGGTGGTCAACGAGTGTGGTCTTGTAGTTGACACGGTGAGGTGCAGGAAGCCGTGGTACTGTGAGAGCAACTGGCGGAGCATGTGGAAGATTGACACGGCGCTGACTCCGGCCCTGGTCCTTGTGCCGGGTTTGCTGGACATGATCGGCCTTGGGCTGGGTGTCGGCTGGAACATCTGCCTCCCCTTGCTCGGTCAGACCCTGGAGGTGCTCGACCTGTGCACGCCGCAGTGTGACGAGGATGGCCTCTACGACATCGAGTCGTTGCTTCACGTTGTTGTGACCAACGAGTCGGTGACGCAGTTTACTGTTGACGCGTTGCTTTGTGTTCGCTTCGATGTGGAAAGCGACGGTGGCGTGTGGGGCCTGCCTGGTCCCTCGTCACGTACGGCGTATGGCGAACTCAGCGGCGATCTTGGCAACATTGTGATTCAGCCCAACTCGGCAAAGCACATTTGCGTCAAGTTTCGCCACGGAAGCGCGTTTAGCAAGTGCAACGTCATTCGCCTCGCCTTCTCGGTTGTTAACGAGTTGTTGTTGAGCGGTTGTGCCATTCACGTGGTGTCGCACCGGCTGTGCCTGATGGCAGCCAACCCGTGCGAGCCAACCATTGGCACAGCGGACACGTTTGTGTTTGACGCGTTTGGTGGCTTCTCGCCATTGTCAGCCACTGCGTTCTTCGGAAACGTGGACGCGTCCACTACGTGGTCTGCAACAAACTTGCCGGGTAACGTGATGATCGACGCAGCCACGGGTGCGTTTTCAGGCAACGCTCTCGGCGCCACGGGCACCGGCTCGTTTACAGTGACTGCGTCGAACGGCGAGGGATGCTCGCGTACGCGCCTCATCTTCTGGGATGCCACTGCCATCCCGGTCGCACTCCCCGTCTAGAGAGGCGGCAATCTTTTATTTTTTGATACCCTGTTGCTGTGACGCTGTAGTCGACGACGACGACGACGACGACGACGACGACGACGACGACGACGACGACGACGCGTCCTCCTTGCTGTTGTCGCCCAGCACAAACACAAAGTCTGTAAATACACACACGGCCCCCGCGTTCACCGTTTCGTTGCGCAATGCTTCTAGTCTCTTGCCGCTTGTTACGGCACACCACGTGGTGCGCCCTGCACCGGCGGTATCAAGGTACACGCGGCGCTCGTGTGCTAGCCACTCGTCGAGAGCGGTGTGTGCACGCAGAAACGCGCCAAACTCGTGCATCGTCACAACGACGGCACGCAGCGAGTCTTGGATCTTGCCCAACTGTAGCGCGACAAAGTCAATCACGTTGTGCACGGCACCGCTAGCGTCGCGCAGTGTCTCAACACGACGAACGTGCGTACGCAGGATGCTTTCAAAGGCCGCCGGCGGAACGCAAAGAAACTTGACGGCAGTGCGATACACGCGTTCACGCACGCGCTGGTCGTGTTCCAGGTCGAAAAACTTGTTGCTCCCGGGCGACGTGCTGAACCGATACATGCTGTTTGTCGGCCAGTAGAACGGACGCGAGTCGCAGAGTGTCGGAAACGAGCGCAGGTCGGCCTCGGTGATGCGAAACGAGTCGCGAGGCCGCTTGACAAGCATGCCAGTGGGGTCACGAACGCCCTTCAACAGGTGCATAACACAGCCCCACATCAACATGTCAAAGTCAAAGCGACGCACACGGCGCGCACTATCGCGGCCAAAGTTGCCCTTGTGAAGATCGTCCTCTTGCAGCAGGTACGACAGAAACAGCATCTCGACCCCGCCATTTTCAATAAACTCATCGACATCCAGCGGGCGAGCATCGTCACGCTCTGCAACAAACGAGTCGATAGGATCAATGAGCACGCCGACGGCACGCCCCTCGTCCGAGTCAACCACCCAGCAGCGCGACACAAGGCCGGGATCAAGCAAGCGCACAATCTCCGATAACGCCACCTCCAACTGACACATCACGCCCTTTTCGGCTGCATAGTGCTTGAAGAGAAACACGCGCGGGTCCTCTGTGTCAGCGTCACAACGCATAACACCAGGCAAACATCCCACGCCGTACAATGCACACAGCCCGTTGGCATCACGGTGACTCAGGCCACGCTTCAACACGTATACCTCGGTGATCTTGTGCGTACCACCGGTTGTTCGCGCTCCGCTGTGACTGCTACTACCGCCGCCGCCGCCGCCGCCGCCGCCGCCGCCGCCGCCGCCGCCGCCACCGCCGCTCTCGTCGCGACGCGCCGCATCACCCCCCACCCCGCGTGTTAACGGCGACGACGAGAAAAACGACAGGAGCGGCGATGATGAAAGGAGTGCCGACGCCGACGATGCGCGAGAAAGCAGCGGAAAAGACGATGCAGCGGCAACAGGGTGCGGTGCCGAAGAGGCTTCACGCGACGATGACGACGACGACGACGACGATGACGACGACGACGACGACGACGACGCCGAGGGGCAGAATGCAGTTGCGGGTAACAGGCGGGCGTAGGTCTTTCGTTTCACGGGGCTTTCGGCGTCCATCTCCGTCGCCCACCGCCAAAAGACGACGTTAACAGGCGCGAGTCGACAGTAGCAACTGATAAAATCGCTCTTTATGGGGACCACCTGTTTATCACACGTGTGTTCTTGTGCATTATTGACTCCATGTGCACCACCGGGGAGGGTCCTGTCTCCCCTCGGTATCCCCCATGTAAACATGGCTACATCCACCACCGCTACCGATACCAGCGACGACAAGGACAGTAGCAGTAACAGTCCCCCCGGTCCCATCCCGTCACGGTGGACGTTCACCAGCACACACGTGTTACTTTCACACCTGGTCTCTGGCACACTCGAGTTTGAGTGGCCATGGCGTGGCCGCCGCGGCGGCGCGCCACAGTCTATCGTCGTCGTCGACGATGGCTTTGACGAGGCGACGACACGCCTGACGTTCAATGGTGCATACACGGAGGGGACCCTCGTCGGTACGTCCGACGTGCTCGTGTATCGCGGCGCAACTCTACCAAACTCGTTGGTACTCGACGTGACGTTCAAACCGTCTGCGCGCGGTGGAATGCACCTGACGATGCATTGCACCCTTGACACGGAGACGCGTGTAATCACGGGTTGGTATCGATGCATCAGCGGCAATGTACTCATCCGCGGAGATCGTGGCACCGTAAGTGTGGCACCGACGTGACGCTCCCACTGCGGCAACACGGTTATAAACCATTTGTGCATACAGTGGTGGACAGACAATCGGACACACACACACACACGCGCACACACATGTCTTTGCGATCACCGCGCTCCACGAGGCACCCCCCCTCGCCAGTGCCCCTAGAATGCGTGTCACCACCACCATCGTCGCACGACGACACTGTCACAGACGCTCACAGTGTCACTGTCGCCGTAGATGGCGTCGTATCACTGGCCCTGTGCCTCAAAGACACCGTGACAGACCGGGAGCGCGCACACGCGTCTAGACATCGCCGACACACAGGACTCGAGCGCGACATATTTTCCTTTTCGGTTCGGAATGGGCGTCGCTTGGTGCGTACCTACCTACTGTGCCGCATGTGTCCGCCGTTCGACGAGGTGACACGGGACGCACAATATTACAGCCTCGGATACGAGTGGATACTTAGGACTGCGACACTTACACACGAGCACGAGCACACAGGGGGGAGCACCGACGCCGACGCCGACGCCGACGTTGAAACACGGGTGGTCACGCGGTATCTCGCGACTGACGCGGCGCACGACGTGTTATTTTGCATACGCCACGACGGGGCCATCGAAGACCCGGTGACAGAGCCGCCACTTGTGTCTGCAAGCGCCACTGCTATTCAAACAAACGGCGACATACAAAAAACTCTACCATAGTTAGTGAAGAAGACGCTACCGTAGACACGACATCCCCCATGGATCCCAATGAGACAATCGGTGTTTACACCGCCGCGGCACAGGCAACGGACCCGGTGGCCACGGCCACGGTCACAGACGATGCGTCGCCGTTGCCATCCGACGCGCCCCGCCTGTTGCCTCCTCGCCGCCGCACGCGCCTTCTGTTGTGCGTAGACGGTGGTGGCGTTCGCGCACGCGCCACATCACGTTTCCTCGAACACCTTGAAACAGCCCTCGGCCGACGCCTGCACGATGTGTTTGACATGTTTGCAGGCACCTCGGCAGGGTCGTTCATCGCGGCTGGCTTTGCGTGCGGACGGTACAACGCACGCGAGGTGCGCTCTCTGTCCGGTACGGCCAACAGCCGTCGTGTCTTTTCGCAAACATGGTGCCAGTGGGCGAGCAGCAAGTTGTTGTATCGGCCAAAGTATGGCGGCGCTGGAAAGGCCGATGTGCTACGCGAGATGTTTACACGCACTGCCGCCGACAGCACGCCGATGCGGATGTGCGACGTGCCAAAGCCACTTGTCGTTGCAGTTACCGAGGTGCGCGACACGACAAGCGTCGACTGGGCATTTAAGAGTACCGGCACCGACGGGCGTTGCGAGTACAGTGTGGGGGAGGTGTGCGACGCGTCGTCGGCGGCACCAACCTACTTTCCGGGCGTCGTGTTGGGCGGTGGCGGCGGCGGCGGCGGCACCGGGCCGCCTGCGTCCGTGTACGTCGACGGAGGTCTGTCGTTTAACGATCCGGTAATGCTTGCCGTGCTCGAGGCTCAAGAGTTGTGGCCCAGCGACAACATTGCCGTACTGAGTTTGGGCACCGGTCGTGCGCCCGTGGCGTACGGCGGCGCGCGTGTGCGCCGATACGGCATGTTGCAATGGTTGCCGCTGTTGTTCGAGGTTCTTCTCGACAACAGCCGCAGCGAGGTGTTGGTTAAGGAGTGGTGCGAGGTGTCGTCACAGCGTCGCTACATGCGTGTGAACAGCACGCTGCCTCCGTCCGTGTCACCGGCACTCGACGACACGTCTGACGAGAACATGGCGGCGCTTAAGGCGCTTGGTGACGCGTGGTGGGAGCGCTTTGGCGACGCGACACTTGCCTTTGTGCGTGGCGACGACGAAAATATCACACAAGCAACGGCGGCACCACCGGCACCGGCGTCGACAGCGACGACGGGATCACTCGTAGTGCCCGTTGTCTCGCAGTGACAGGGGTCGGGTGCACGTGCCATTGATGAGCAACACTGCTGAGACAGGCGTGGTGGTGGCGCACCGACGATGGGCAACCGGGGTCGTAGTAGCGGTTGCGATCGCGGGGACTCTGGGGATTATTGCCGGCTTCACCCTGACGATCACAGGCGCAACAGTGTCGTCATCGGCGATGCTAACCGCTGGACCTGCACTGCTCGCCGGCTCGATGGTGCTCTTGATTGTCCTATCGGTTGTCGTGCAGCCCTCGATAGACGACGGCGACAACGACGATGCTACCTGAGGACGACGACGACGACGACGACGACGACGACGACGCGGCGGCGGCACCGGAAGGCGGCGGAGGCGATGACAAGCAACGTCGTCGACGGCCACGGATACGCAACAGAGTTTCTACGATTGCTGCTGTGGCGGCGGTGTAACAGTGGTGGATTGACTGACGGGGTGCGCAAAAATTTTTTAAGAATACAGGCAAGGTGCAATGCAGCGGCATCGATGCGCACGGTGCGACCGCACGTTACCACGCCTGGCCGCACCGTTACGTGCACTAGGTTGGACACAACTCTGCCCCCAGTGTCCACGGTGCTCCCAGACGTTTTGCCGTACCTGTTTTCGTTGCAAAGACGGCATCTGCCAGGCGTGTCGTCTGTGCGCATGCATGTTTGGCAGCCACAAACACGACGGGGGCACTGTTACATAACATAAACACCGGCAACATCTCGACAACGCCCGCTGTGCGCTGCTCTCGCCCAACACGCGTGGCGGCGTCGTCGTTGTCGTAACAGGCGGGCGCGCAGTGCTGTTTATTGCCGCTCGTCGGCAATTGCCGCATACTGCGATGCAACGCGGTCGGCGAGTTCATTCAGTGGATGACCCGAGTGTCCACGCACCCAGTGCCACTCTACACTCGGGGGACTCGCACGGGTGGTAGTAGTGCCATAACCATAACATGCGCGAACCAGGCGTTCCCACAGCGTTCTGTTTTTCACGGGGTCGCCCCGCGCTGTTTGCCAGCCGCGTCGCTGCCAGTCAAACACCCATCGCGTGATGCCGTTTTGCACGTACTGCGAGTCTGTAAACACGCGTACGTGCTGGCCAATCTCCAGCGCGCGTTCTACACCGTGGATGCACGCACGCAGTTCCATGGCGTTGTTGGTCGTGTGCGCTGCGGAGCCAGCGAGTTGAATGGCGCGTCGTCCATGGCCATTTGGTGCTACCACAATGGCCGCCCAGCCGCCGCGACCGGGGTTACCCTTGCAAGCACCGTCCGTGTACACTAGTACGACGCCGTCGCCGTCGACGCTCATCTCCGCTCTTCATCTATTATAAAACATTTTGTCGGCAACTTGGACAAATTTTGCAGCGTGATATTCCAGGGTGTTGTGTTTGTGTTGCACGACGACGACGACGACGACGACGACGACGACGACGACGACGACGACGACGACGACGACGACGACGACGACAATGGCAACGTCGCGAGCCTGCACAACGGGCGTGATGTCGTGTGAACAGGCGCCGCAGCACGGAAAGGAAAGCGGTGTGAGCCTGGCGTTTCAAGAAAATTGCATCAAGGTGGCGTTTATGTTGTCTGCTTCGTACGGTCTGGTCGAGTGCATGCGCACAATGTTGAACGACGGACGCGTTGCCGACGTGAACATGACCGACCGGGACGGACACACCGCGTACGATCGTGCACGCAGTGGAAATCACATCGAGTGTATGAACCTATTGGAAGCCGCGGGGGCTACAGTGTCAGTGTCAGAGTCTGGTAGCGGTAGCACCGTCGTCGTCGACGACAACACACACACGCCACGCACTGTCACACCACCATAAACGAGTGGCGTTGCGACGACGTCTTCTTACAGGCAGTCGGCGGTGACACCCGGCAGCGTCTTGCCCGACGAAGCCTGCACGAGCGTGCAGCGCGACTTTGGGCCACCACAGCCGCACAGGTGATGCTCGTCCCGCTTGACGGTGATCAGAAAACGACGCGACTCGCCCGCCTCGAGCGCAATCTTACCCTGGCTGTCGGTCACGACCGAGTAGTGCAGGTGAATCGACGCGTGCTCGGCCAACTTGATGTACAACTTGCCCTGGCCCTTGGCGTTCGTCACGGTAAAGTCGTACGTCGGCGTGTCCTTGCCGCAGTGGGACAGAGAGGCGCACGTGGGCAACGTAAGCCACAGCGAGCCCTCGGACGTGTCGGCGAGGATGACAGACTTGCGCAGTTGGTCCGAACCCAAGTCGTAGTCGGACGTACCGACGTCAATCACCTGCGTCTGATCGCGGTCTGACTTGCAGCAAGGAGCCATGGTAGTAGTAGTAGTAGCAGGGTTAACGAACGAACGACCGACAACGACGAGTGCGTAGGCGTGTGCTTCCTGCACACATGCGAAGAAAATATTTAACATTCGACAAAGCCCCATTCGCACATCAGGCGCGTTCGTTCATGCTCGTCGACGGCACAGACGTACCGTCGCCGCAGGTCTTCGCTGGTCACAATTGTACGCAACGTACGAAAGAACGCACGAGCGCGCGGTTCAACGCGGTCTCGCCAAAACGCGGCGTCCCATTCGACAATGTCCTTTCGCATCTTGGACGGTGCGGTGCCCGATCGCGGGGTGCGTTGAACCCAGTCGATCCTCCGCGCGCCTGTAATGTACATGTACGCATGCAACTGTGCGCGCTCATACTCTGGCACCTTGTCAAACAGACGGCCATGCTTGCGCGTCTTGTACTCGACGAGTCTCGTTTCCCTGCCATCGCCGCCGCCGCCGCCGCCGCCGCCGTCTTCACACACTCCGTCAAGACGCCCCCCGATAAGCGTGTCAAACCCCACGTCGAGTGGCCAAGCGCGCATACGCAACACGCTGTTGTCGTCGCGGATCGTTACACCCTCTTCGCGTGACTGCGCGGCGCGTGTCGTCGCTTCGTTGCGTTGCCCAAACTCGCCACTCACAGCGTCTGCAACGGCACGTTGTAACACGTCTGTACTGGCCGCGTCGAGGCCATGCACCTCAGCACGCTCGGCCACGAGACGACACGCGAGCGACTCGGCGGTCAACACTCGGTTCTCTCGCAGTGCAGTGCGTATCGTCTCGTGTGCCAGCACCGCGTCGCCGTGGTCGGCCATGAGTTTGGCACGACGAGCACGCAAGTCCACGGCGCCGTCGGTGGCACGGTATGCCTCGGAAAGCGAGCGTGGTGCACACTGTCGCCAACACCGGTCGAGTACCTCGGAAACTTGACGATAACGCAGTGCGCCAATCACCACACCGAGGTCGCTGGCATGTAACATGGGCGCGCGCTCAAACACGTCATCGACGATGACGTCACCGCCAGGGGGGGCTGCAGCGGCGGCGGCGGCGGCGGCGGCGGCGGCAGTAGGTGACGGCGGTGAGTGGGCGGTGTCATCCTCACCGGCGGGCGATGGTGACGTGTCTGAGCGTGTAGTAGTAGTAGTAGTAGTAGTAGTAGTAGTCATTGGTGACGGGGGCTACTGTGGTGCCAGGTGGTGGCGGCGGCGACGCTACAAAAACAGAAAACACACGGGGCGCGGGCACCGACGAAAATCACAAAATAAGCGAGTCTGAGGCAACAACGCTGAGAAGACACGAGAGGGAACGCACGTCGTCGCTGCGGCACCCCCTGTGCAACTCGCTCTCACACACAAACAGCATGCGCACGGGTTGAATGTACGCAGCAAGCGCAGTGCGCATAGCCGCTCGGATCGCTAAGACACCCTGGTCGAGGACTACCAAGTAACAGCCCGCGGCGTGCGTGTTATAACACAACTGCGTAACAGTGTGGCGCGCGGGTGTTATCGTGTCGAACAGCGTCCTTCGCAGCGACGCAAGAGGGCCAGTCTCTATCAAATCAACGTCTCGAACAACAAACACTGTGCGTCGTTCATTACCAGCCTCTGTAAGCGACGACAGGGAGCCCACTACGACGCTCGACCCCCGTCGCGCATCTAACAGGGACACTACGGCACGCAGCGAAACGAGAAACTCGCCCCGCGCACCGTTACTGTCCCCGCGCCCCCTGTCGTACTTGTCGAGAAAACACAATGACAGCGACGACGACGACGACGACGACGACGACGACGACATGGTGTCCACTGCCTAGACGCACAGACAAAACTCTACTAGGGCCAGCGCCACATTGGCATCTCGGCAAGCGAACGCGCGCCACAATAGCGACGCACCACCATGTCGCTGTGAGAACGCGGCGTGTAGCCCCCTAATGAAAACACGGGTCCCCGCTGCAGCGAACGTACGTACATGGCCAGTGCCGGCAGGCCGCCCAGTAGTTTGTTGTTTACAAACACTAGGGGCACGCGCGTGCCAAAGATTCGTGACGAGCGCTCGTATCGCCGATAGTCGTGCTCAGTGACGTAGCCCGTCGACAGGTCGATTTCTCGAAATGCAAGGCCTTCGTTGCGCAACAGATGCTTGGCCTGCGAGCAGTACGGACACGTTGGCACCGTGTAAATCTCGATAAACCCCTTGTTTGACGACGCACCGAGTAATGCCTCCATGACGAACGTCGACGACGACGACGACGACCAACGCACGCGTACTACGCCTGTTATCTGCGTGTGCGTGTGGTGTACGCGCGTGCTGTGCTCTACACACGGGCATAGAAATATTTTGCTCTCACCACGGTAGGACACGCGCTCACGAGACAAGCCCCCGCCGCCGCCGCAGGAACTAACAAGACATGACCATTGCGCGTTCCTCGTCGCCACGGCTAATCGAGGTGCCAGTCGAGGACACAGTCGACGAGTTACAGCGTCGCTACGAGGATATCAGACACCTCGAACGCGAGTTGAGTGAGTTGCGCGAACTGACAACTGACCTGGGCGCCGTTGTCGCAAGTCAACACGCGAGCCTCGACCAGACCGAGGACACGGTCAACGACGCAGAGGCCGCAGTGGCAGTGGGCACCACGCACGTTCAGGACGCGTCACAAACGCAGTCGGCTGCGCGTGACGCAACGGCGGGCATCGTGGCATTGTGTGCCGGTGTCGTGGCGGCAATCGGCGCCGGGGGATGGGTCCTCGGCGTGTTGTTGTAACGGGCTTACGTCGACGACGACGACGACGACGACGATAACACTGACGACGCGAGTGCACTAAACCAGGCACAGAACGCGTCTGCCGCGCGAAACTGTGCGCTGAGTGGAAAGCGTGACGCAAACGTAGCGTCGTGTCGCTCGCCTATGCGAACGAGCACAGTGTCGCCACCGCCACGAGACGAGTTTGCCGCAGGACGCGTGGAGTCGTCACTCACCTCGTCGGTGGTAATGTCCACTATGGTGGTGGCGGCGATGCTATGGTCGTAGCCCCTGTCCCCCGTGAGAACGTCTGTTACCGCCTGGCGCACCTTTGCCTCGCACTCGGCGCTGTCACAGTATACGACGACATGGCGTGGTGTGCGCCGTAGACACGGGAGTGTCTCGCGAGACGAAAGTGCCGCCTGTCGCCGCCGCGGCAGTGCTAACGGCGCGCTGTCAAGGGTGACCGACCGATAGAGTGCACCTCTGCGGGGGTCTGTCGTCGTTGACGACGACGACGACGACGACGACGACGACCACGGAACGCGCTCGAGTACACTCAGTGTTGACTGAGACCTGACTCGTTGAATGCGAGGAGACAGGGACGACGACGACGACGACGACAACGACGACGCTGCCATCTCTCACTCTGAGTGCAACACGCCACCGCCGCTGTTGTAGTTGCTGATGCTACTCTGGCAAGATAAAAACACAGAGTTTACACACACATCATCACGTCAGCCTTACCGGCCGTGCGCCGTCGATGCTCAACAATAGCCTCCTCGGCACTCGTGGCCACGTGAACACACGCTCCTCCGCGCGGCAAGACATGCATTGCGTAAAACAGTACACCCGGCGGCGGATCGCAAAAGTGACTAACATGTCGTGCGCTCTCGGCAACTACGTACCACTTGCGCGCCACACGAAACAGACGCGCACAGGCAACGACACACGCCGTGCGCGCGGGGCTGCTCGTGTGTAACGAGTGTGTTAAAACAAAGCGCTTCAGCGTGGCACCGCCCAGTGTGCTCGAGCATGCCATGTCGTCTGTACACATTAACACGAGGTCGCGTGCTGCGCGTGACTCACGGCAGCCATGTGACACGAGTAGTTGCTCGGCGAGGTCGGCACACGCTGCAGCACCAACGTGCTCAAACAACAGGTCGGCAATGGCACGCTCAATGTCCATAAGCAACGTGTCACGCGCCTTTGGGGAACTGGTACACTCGGCAGAAATGCGTAACATGGCCGCCAGTGCGCGCTCGTACAGAACATTGTGCCTGACACGCCACCCGGCGTCGGCATCGGCGTCGGCGTCATCGGGTGGCGATGATATGTGCGTCGACACCTCAAGCCACGCGGCAACACACCGATGGAACGAGGGGGGGCACGTGTTACGATACACGGTACGTGCCATTGCCTCTTGTACCGCCGCAAATGCACCCCGCCGTCGTGGCAAGTCACTGTCGTCGGCAAAGACACGACGTGACCCCAGGGTGTAAAATACGACATGCAGCAAACGCCGCGCGTGCTCTGGAAATCCTGCGACAACATCACGACACGTTGGCAACGACGACACGGCGTCGTCGCCAACGTCGTCACGGGGGGCGGGCACGCTGTCAACGCTGCCAGTGTGCTGCTTGTCATCATGCCCCCCACCGCTTATTCCACCGGCAGTCGCCATCATCACACACACACACACACACACACACACACACACACACACAGAGCACGCGTAGAACACAGAGCAGCCCCCAAACAAAAAACAAAAAACAAAAATCACACTGCCGCTGTGATAAACACACGGTGGTGGCGCCGAGGTGGGGGGGGGGGTTGGTGGTGTTGTGGCTACGACGACGACGACGACGACGACAGCCTCACGATGGCTTCTCACGAACAAGTTCCACTTGTCTTGAAAGTGAGTCGCACCTATGGCACGCACATGGGCAACGATTGCGAAGCGGCGCTGTTTCGTGCGCTGGGTTGTCGAGTCGAGTGCGTGAAGGTGGACGCGCCCGTCAACGCAAACAAGTACACGTTGTCTATCACCAATCGACACGCAAAGGACAAAATGCGCCTCATCGCATCGTCGGCGAGCAACGGGCTAGAGATGTTTGTGTTTGACGTTTCCCCGCCGCTGTGCAAGGCCATTTGCGGCTACTCGACGTTAGACGAGTTGCGTGCTGCCATTCATGAGCATTTTGACTTTTTATCAGACACACTGCCGCCCGTCGCGCAGCCGCTGAACACGGTGCCCGCCAACGTGACGGCGACGGGGGCGACGGGGGCGACGGGGGCGACGGGGGCGACGGGGGCGACGGCGACGGGGGCGACGGGGGCGCCGGGGGCGACGGGGACGGGGGCGACCACGGGGACGACCGAATCGGAGTTTGACAACGAAGCCCCGTATTATCAACCTTTCATCGACGACGACGACACCCCAGAGCGGCGCGAGGCAAAGGCAGCGTCGATGTCGATCTACACCCCCGTGCTGCCGTTCATTGCATTCCCAGCGGAAAAGGTGGATGCGACCATCGCTGATCGATTTGCAGTGTTCCAGAATGTGATTGCACGTGCGCGCAACCATTGGCCAGACTTTGCACATTCGCTCGTGCAAGGCTTTGTGCGCTCGTTCCATTGCGACGCACAAATCGATGCTAGCCTAACCCTTTCCTGCAAAGACAACACGCAATTTGACTTTTGCAAGGGGACTGGCCCCGTGGGTTCAGTTCTGGTCATCCGCGTGCCATGTTTCTCGGCGTTTGACTATCATCAACACTCGCCCCCCGACCCCCCCATGATTGGTAATGGTCCCTGTGCATGCGAGGGCACGGCATGCATCTGGCACGAGGGGGGTGGTGTTCATTTGCGACGCCTGTATAACATGCTGGACCCCGATTGTGCCGACGACTTTGCGGCGAACATGCACCACACCCATGCCACGCCGAGCAACGCATACATTGAGTTTGTGTGCATGCGATCAAAGACCAAAGTCGGTCGTCCGGTGCGTCGCACGTTTGAACTGACGCTCCATGGCGGCATTGAGGTGCAGCGGAAGGGGGGCGGCATGTATCAGGCGACGTTTACGCGTGGCAAGTAGTCTCGGCTCAGTCAACTTCTTCACGGACGGGTGCCCGTGTACTCGCGTTGTCGTCGCCATTGCCGTTGCTGTCATCGGCTAACTGACTCGCAAACGCAAGGAGTAGCGGGTTTTGCACGATAATGTCCCCCAACATGTCCACGTCTTCGCCTGTCAACTTAAAATCCGCCAGCGCAGTTTCGATCAAACTCGGATCACTCATAGCGTCTGTAACGTGCAATTTCTCGAACAAGCCACTGCGAAATGCCATGTAGGTGCATTCGATTGCAAGGGGCCCCATGGCCGCAGCCGCCGTGTACAGGTGGTCCTTTGTGAGGAGGTCGTTCTGTACAAACCGACTGTAGTCTGGTGCGGTAAAACTCTCGTTGCAGCGAGGACATTGCATCTCCATGGTCTTGTGGCTTTCGATCCACTGCCGAATACACTGTCGGTGCACCAAACCTGTACAGCACCGGAGCACCCAACCTGCATCCCCACAGTCGTTGTCGCCGCCGCCGCCGCCGCCGTCGTTGCTGTTTTCGTCGTAGGGTACGTCGTTGGGCACCGCCGGCTCTGGCGCCAGTGTCTGCGGATCGTCACATACGCCCCAACAGACTACACACTCCCCGTGCATAGCGTCGTCGTCGTCGTCGTCGTCGTCGTCGTCGTCGTCGCGCCACTCTTGTTCTCACCATGTGTGCCCACAATGTTTTCATGGATATCGAAACGAGGTCATTGCACTATTATTATATCAAGAGCGGTCGATCATGACCATTGTCACTTGTCGCCGTGCTCTTGTTACTTGGCGCGTCGACCACCGTCGTAGCAATGTCACGTCCTTCTGCCGCCGCCGGTCGTATCGCAGTCTCTTCTCTTCGTTGCGACGAGGTATTGCCTTCGGAAAAGGAAATGACGGCAGCAACATTGGCACTTAGCGCCACCACCACCACCACCACCACTGCCGCCGAGGCCAAACGAGTGCGCGACACCTTTGACGAGGCACATGCCATTCGGGCACGACGGCTCGAGATGGAGCGTGCGCGTTTGCATCGCGAGGCAGCGCCAACGCCACAACTAGATGATGAATACGGGGTGTTTGACCTGTACGACGACCCGCTTGCCGCCATCGACGACAGTGGTGATGACCACAGTGGCGGCGGCGGGGACGGGGGCGCTGCTGCTGCTGCTGCTGCCACGAGGGTCGCTACCACCGCATCGACTCTAGGGGCGACGCGTGCTGTTGTGGCTTCTGAGCACGTCGATGGGGTCGCAAACGTCCAGAAACACCTCGATGGTGTGCAACATCACGTCGAAAGGATCCTGGCGTGTCAATCGCGCAGTGAGGATCCCGATGACGCAGGGGAGGTGTACTATGCGCTGACGCTAGCCGAGAAGATTGTCCGTCGTGCCATGGCACAGTTGGAGCCTAGCCGCAAGCGTGAACATGATGACTCGGCGTCGTCGTCGTCGTCGTCGTCACTCATGTCCAAGGACACGTTGCCCCCCACGACTCGTAGTAGCAAGCGCCAACGCACCTATACCACACACCCGTCAGTGACACGCAGTCGTGCCCGTGCCACAGAGGTGCACGCGCGCGCAGCGTCGACGACGACGTTGGACGACGTTGTGTGCCAGGTGTGTAACCGCGCCGACGAGCACAACATGGTACTGTGTGACACGTGCAACACGTATGGACAGCACCACACGTGTTTTCGTCCAGTGATTCGTCGCGCCCCTCGCGGTGACTGGCATTGTGACGAGTGCAAAAAGTGACCGTACCGTACGACAACAAACTAAACTAAACTAAATGTTTTGCATTGTTTAGAAGGCAGGCAGTCGCATCGCATCGCTTGTTGCCGCCATCGCCGTCGCGCGCCGCGCATGTGTGACCACGGGTTTGGTTTGACGCTCAAAGAGCCAGACACGCGTCCTACGACACTGACACGCCTCACGACAACGCTGTACATGCTGACTCTAGCCGAGGCGCCACTTATGTTGCCTAGCCACGTGTTTCGCGAGGTTGTGCGCGACGGTCGTCCTCTGAGTGTCACTCGCGACTATCGTCGCAATCGCGCCAACGTCTCGACCGTGTCGGGTCGCATCGACCGTGTTTTGTCGGTTGGCTAGTCTCTTTATTATAAAACAATTATCACATGCTGGATGTGCGTGGCCGACGCTGTCGTCGTAGTCGTCGTTTGTTGCACCAGCACCAGCACTCCCTACGCGTCCCGCGCC